TCGGGTGAACCGAAGCCCGTCAAAAAGGTAGAGGCCAAGGAAGAGGCAGAGCAGCCGGAAGAGACCGATGAGGTCGAAGCGGATGACGATGCCGACGCTCCCGAAGACGAAGAAGCGACAGAAGAACAAGACGGCTCCGAACCCCTCAAGGGTGGCCGCTTTGCGCCTGATACGGCCAAGGTGACGCTTGAAGATGGGACCGTGATCACCGTTGCGGAACTGAAGCGCAACAACCTCTTCCAGCGAGACTACACCCGGAAAACGACTGAACTGAAACAGGAGCGTGACACCTTCTCTCAGTATCAGGAGCAGATGGGCAAAGTCGCTCAATCTCTCGCACAGCAGCGGGACTTTGTACTTTCGGTTGCTCAACGTTTCGTGCCCAAGGCCCCGGACAGGGGCATGCTGGATCCGGCATCGCCGTCTTTCGACCCGATCGCCTACACCCAGCAAAAGGCAGACTACGACGAGCATATGCAGGTGCTCAACCAGCTCAACTATCAGCAGCAGGCCGAACGTGGCCGCATGACTGAAGAGCAGAAAATCGCAGCCAATCAGCTCAAGGCCCAGGAATGGGAACGGCTGTCAACGGCAGTTCCGGAATTCAAGGACAGCAAGGTCTACACCAAATTCTGGAACGATGCCGTCGAAACGATGGCTGCGTACGGTTTTGCCGAGCAAGAGCTTAGCGAAACCATCGATCACCGCATGTATCTCGCGATGCGTGATCTCGTGCAATTCCGCAGGGCCAGACAACAGGCCCCCAAGGTCAAGCAGGAGATCGAGAACAAGCCCCGGATCATGCCCGGTGGCCGTCGCATGGACCCGAAAGCCAAAACCACCCGTGAAGCTCAGCAGAGGAGCGAGGCACTACGCAAATCCGGCACGTTCGAATCCGGCATTGCGTCCCTCATGGACCTCAAAGACCTTTAACGGAGAACTCTCATGGCACAGGTTGCCAACACCTTTGAAACCTACGACGCCGTGGGTAACAGGGAAGAGCTTGCCGACAAGATCTATATGATCACGCCGGAAGAAACCCCCTTTACCTCGCTCATCGGCCGCAAGTCCGTCGCCTCTGTCCACCCCGAGTGGCAGACCGACACGCTTGCCACCCCGGTCACCACGAACAACCAGCCGGAAGGCAACGACTGGACGTTCGACGCCATCAACCCGACGACCCGTATCGGCAACTACTGCCAGATTTCGGAAAAGGCGTTCATCATTTCCGCGACCCAGGACCAGACCGACAAGGCTGGCCGCAAGTCGGAAGTGGCGCGCGAAACCGCCAAGAAGGGCGTCGAACTGCGTACCGACATGGAAGTCACCCTCCTGAGCAATCAGGCGGCTTCCGCCGGTACGGGCAATGGCGCCACCAACCGCACCTCCGCCGGCTTCCGTGCCTGGATCGCCACCAATGACGATCTTGGCGCTGGCGGTGCCTCTGGCTCGTTCTCTAGCGGTATCCAGGGCGCGGCGACCAACGGCACCCAGCGCGCGTTCACCAAGGCTATTCTGGATTCGGTGATCCTGAACACCTACAACGCCGGCGGCAACCCTGACGTTCTCATGGTTTCGCCGTACGTCAAGACGGTGTTCTCGCGCATCCTTGACGACTCGGACGTGGTTCCGCTGCGTCATGAGATCAAGGCAGGCCAGGCCAAGATCATCGCGGCTGCGGATACCTATCTGTCGGACTTCGGCACGATCACGGTCGTTCCGAACCGCCAGATGGCCCGTGCCGGCGCCACCGTGGCGCGCAATGCGTTCCTGATCGACCCGAAAATGGTCCAGATGGGCGTCTTCCGCGACATCACCATGAACAAGCCCGCCAAGACCGGCGACTCGGAAAAGCGCGTCCTGAACGTTGAGTACACGCTCATCGTGAAGAACGAAGCCGCCCACGGCTGCGCCGCCGATCTCTTCGGCCTGACCGCTACGACCTGAGGAGACACGACAATGGCTACTTCCTACTCCCTGCAGCCGATCGTGGTCACGGCCACGACCACGCTTACCCAGCGCCCGTACGCAAACAACATCTGCGTGCTGGACTCGGCCACTGGCCGCACGATCACCCTGCCGGCTTCGACGGGTAAGGGCGATGTGTATACCGTGTTCGTCAAGACCACGGTGTCCTCGGGCAACCATGTCATCCAGGTGGCGAACTCCACCGACGTTATGTCGGGCGCCATCCATCTGACGACCGACATTGCCGGCACGTCCATGCCGACCTCGGCTTCCACCGACACCATCACCATGAACGGTTCCACGACGGGCGGTCTGCTCGGTTCGTGGTTCACGTTCACGGATGTTGCGGCCGGCTTCTGGGCACTCCTCGGTGTGGCGAACTGCACCGGCACCGAGGCGTCGCCGTTCTCGGCAGCCGTCTAACCGAACCACCACAGCGACTGAAAGGGGCGGCTTCGGTCGCCCCTTTTCCTATCCAACCATGGAGAATTTCATGCCGAAAGGCGTATACGATCGCCAGCCGACTGCCGCCGCCGATGCGGAAGCAATCCCGGCTACCGAACCGGTGAAGATGATCGCAATGAAGCTGGAGCGGCACTACCGCCCGCTTGGTGATTATGATGTTGTCGGCTACCTCAAGCCGGAGGTGAAGCGGAAGCTTCCCAGCGGCGAATTCAAGGTTGTCGAACCGGAACAGTTCATCGAGGGCGAGCAAGCCCCTGCGCCGTTCCCCGGCGTGGTTTCGACCGGCAAGGTCTGGGCCTCGACCACAATCAGGCTCCCGGAAGCCGAAGCCAAGAACATCATGCGCCTCGGGATCGCCGCGCGTGACTTCGATTGATCCTGCCCGCCTCAACATCCGGGATGATGCCTGGGAGTTTGTCGAGGCGACAGAGGATTTCATCCGCCACAGGGCGGTCGTGGAGCGGCTTCCGAACGGGGATGTCGCCTACGTCTACCGGACGACGCCGCGCGCGATAGCGTCGCTCCTTGAGGACAACAAGCGCTCTCTCGACGACAGTTATGGCAAGCGCTTCGGCGATGGCCAGATCGTCGGGCGCATTCCTCTCAACGTGCTGTTCGATCCCAAGAACCGGCTCGCGGAAAAAATCCGCGAGGGCGACCGCGATCATATGCGTTGGTGGCTCAATTCTGACGATGCCAGGCCATTCCGAACTTTCAGGGGTAGGGTATGACCACACTTGCCACCTACTCCGATCTGGTCACGGCGATCACCTCCGATTGGCCGGCGCGCACCGACCTTGCCGCGAATGTGGACCAGTTCATTGTCTTGGCAGAGGCGATCTTCAATTCGAAGCTGCGCATGCGCCAGATGGAAACCACCGCCACCTTGGTTCCGGTTTCCAATCTCTGCACGCTGCCGACCGACTACATCGAATACAAGCGCGTCGTTGAGGTCGCCTCGATCCGTCGCCCGCTTGACTACATCACAGAAGATGCGGCGGACAGGCTCTATCCCGATCGCGCTTCGGGGCTCGCCTGCAATTTCACCATTCTTGGCACGCAATTGATGGCGTTCCCGCTGTCAACGAACAATATTGAGCTGACCTATTATCAGAAGATCCCCGGTCTGACCTCGACCAACACGACCAACTGGCTGCTGACCGCCCATCCTAACGCCTATTTGCATGCCTGCCTGCTTTATGTTGGTGAATTCATCAAGGATGCCGACCGCGTGGCGACGGAGAGCCAGTTTCTCCAGAGCTATTTCGACCTGATGAACGCGGTGGAAAATCGCGGCAAGTTCGGCAATGCCGGCGTGACCTTGACGGGTTGCACGCCGTGATCCCGTTCCCGCCGTTTGAGCCGGATCGATCGATCTTCAACCCGGCGTCATCCATCAATGTCGTCAATTGCATTCCGGTTGCCGATGGCTGGGGCCCGCTGCCTGACCTGACGGTGATTTCGACCGCCCTGGCTTCAACCTGTCTTGGGGCGGTTTATGCGAGGACGACGGCCGGCGCCTATCGCATCTTCGCCGGGACATCGACCAAGCTCTACGAGTACAATTCCGCAACTCTCGGCTGGACCGACATCACCCGGCTTATGGGTGGAAACTACGCTGTCCCATCGGGCGACAAATGGTCGTTCACCGTGTTCGGGACCAGCCTCATCGCGCACAACATTGCCGATGATATCCAGTTCATAAACATCGATTCCGGCACGAATTTCGCCATCCTAGCCGGCTCCCCTCCGAAAGCGAAATACAGCTGGATTGCCGGCGAATATCTCGTCCTTGGGAACATCGCATCGTTTCCCAACCGTATCCAGACCTCTGGCATTGGTGACGCGACGTTCTGGACCGTTGGTCAGAAGGGTTGCGACTTCCAGGATTTCCCCGATGGCGAGGAGATCATGGGCGGCAAGGGCTCACAACAGGGCGCCGTCATCTTCCAGCGCCGTGCCATTCGTTCAATGACCATCACCACGGGTGATTTCTCGTTCCGAACCGATGTTCTCAATCAGGATCGTGGTGTTATCTCGCCACTTTCCATCGCTGAAATCGCGCCGGGACAGTATTTCTACTACTCAGCAGACGGGTTTTTCCTTGGGGTTGAGGGGAATGCCATCGGCCGTGAGCGGGTGGATAAGTGGTTCGATAGCCAGATTGATCGTTCGGCCACGAATCAGATCAAGGCGATGCCTGATCCGTTCCAGAAAATCGTCTGGGTGCAGGCCACCAAGGTCGATACGAGCAAATTTCTCATCGGCTACCATTGGGGACTGGACCGCTGGTGCTATGCATCAAGCAACCTGACCGAGATGGCATCTCTGGTCACGCCGGCCGTTTCGATCGACGGTATGGATGCCTATTACTCCTCGATCGATGCCGCGACGGAGCCATTCGATAGCCGCGTCTTCACTGGCGGCACACCGACGATGGCGGTTTTCGATACGTCCAACCGGCTTTGTTACCTCACGGGATCGGCGAGGGCCGCCACACTTGACACACCGGACATAGAGCTTAATCCTGGGATGAGGAGCTTTCTTACCGGCGCGCGCGTGTATACCGATGCGACAGGATTTACCCTCCAGACGATCACTTCGAACTACCATGGCGGAACAAGGACGGTCGGCAGCCAGGTAACGCCGTACTCTTCGACGGCCAAGGTCAATTTCCGCTCTCCGGCGCGCATTCATGCCTTCAGGATGGAGATCCCCAGCGGGATCGACTGGAAACAGGTGATCGGTGTGGAGGCGGATGCGGTGATCGAGGGCCAGAGGTGAACCTTTCGTCATTTGGGCGCCGGCTGCTCCAGGCTGTTGATGCCACGACGTTCGGGACCATCCTTGGCCTCGGAACGGCGGCCTACAAGAACACAGGCACTTCGGGCAACACCGTTCCGCTTCTGGACGGGGCGAATACATGGTCCGCCATCCAGACGTTCTCGGCCAATCCATCGGTGACCGGCGGGGCCATTTCATTCCCGGCCGCCCAGGTTGCATCCGGTGGCGCCAATGATCTGGATGACTACGAGGAAGGGACGTTCACGCCGGCCTTTTCCGCTACTGGCTGCACTTTCAGTTATAGCAGCCAATCGGGGAAATACACGAAGATCGGCAGGGTGGTCACGTTTGAAGCCGCCATTACGCTTAACACATCCGGAAACACGCTCGCAGCCAACAATCTGTCAATCACGGGACTGCCCTTCTCCTCCAATAGCAATGCCGTGATTTTCCCAATTCGCTGGTTTGGGGCAACCGCCTCGTACATAGCGCTGTGGGGCCGGCCCAGCGGAACGACTTTGATCGTAGAAGGCATAACGGCAGCCGGTACGGGCAGCGGCGCAACGGTTCTGGCCACCAACGGCCTACACGCAACCAATGGGTCGCAGATGATCGTGACCGGCTTCTATATCGTCTAGCGGGGCTCAAATGGCACTCTCAGACCGAAACGAGATGACTATTACCATCAAGTTTGATGGCGTTCTTGAGGTGCGGCTCGATCGGTTCATTGTTGAAGACGGCACCGACTTAACCACGGTTGTTCGCAGGGCTGTCTTTACCCCCGATATGGACCCGGCAACGCTCCCGGCGCGCGTTCGAAGGGTGGCAAATATTTTCTGGGATGCCGCCACCATAGCGGCTTACAAGGCTGCCCACGGTGCGTGAGCTTTCCAACGCCGCCGGCCTTCAAGAGCCGACATCCCTAAAGCTCTCAACGACATCGGTTACTGATGTTCTGTCGATCACGGCAGGGGATAAGGCGACTTATCTCATCTATGGCGTGATCCTGGTCAATGACGATTCAACTGCGCGATTGGTCAATGTCTACTGGACCTCGAACGCGACGGATTACGGCATATTTTCCAGCACGATCGGGGCCGGCGAAACCATGACTGTCGGCTTCGATGCGCCGATCAAGCTCTTTGCCAAGTCCACGGCGCGGAAGATCAGGGCAAAGGCGGCAGCGGCCAATGTCGTCACTGTGACAGTTCTCTATGCTCTCTCGGGCCAGACGAAAGACGATGCCGCAAATTAGCCTTGTTCCGCAAGCTGCGGTCGATGGCATCTGGAGTTCGGTGACGCAAGGATTTGATAGGTCTGTTCGCAAAACAGGCGGCGATCTGACCACGGGCGACCTCTGGCAGCAGTGCCGGAGAGGTGATGCCTTCCTGATCCTCGCTCATGACGAGAAGGTTTGGGGCGCATCGATTTGGCGGCCGGAAATCTGGCAGTCGGGAACCAAGTTTCGCTGCATGGCGCTCTACGGAACCGGCATGTCCGAATGGATTGAGGACATGCGCTTGATGGCTCAGAAGATCGGAAAAGACTGCGGCGCAACCAGTCTTCTCGCTGAAGGGCGGGAAGGGTGGGCGAAAATATTCCCCAACGCGAAGAGATTGCGGGTTCTCTACGAGGAAACGATATGACGGCCAAGGTTCTCAAATTCGTGCCCGTCGAAATCGGTAAAGATTACAGATTTGATCCCGACGAATTGCTGGAGGAGGCCAAGGGCCAAGGCTTCGCAATGCTCGTCATTCTAGGCGAACTCGAAGACGGGACATCGTGGACTAGCGGCAGCGCTAATATCGGCGAAACTCTCATTCTCATTGAGCGCGCCAAGCATGAACTTCTCTTTGGTGAGGATAGTTTATAGCCAAAACCAAACATCGCCAGTCTGGATGCGGCTTATGTGGGATTGGTCCACACCATATCTCTTGGCGAGTTCTGTCTGAGTGACCTTGCCACGGAGTGCGATAATTTCGCGCGCGTCCTCCTCTCGCAATTTGCTAGAGCCGCACCGCTCGCCTCTCGCGGAGGTATTGTGGAGGAGCTTATCGGCCTCGTTTTCAGAGCGAGTTTTCCAAGCGAGGTGTCTAGGTGAGCAGCAACCTTCGTGACCTTTGCCGCAGAGGTGTGCAGCTTGATGTAGGGGCGTCGGCGGCGGGCCAAACAAGTGCTCGCAAATGAGTCGGTTAATCCGCTGTGGCTTACCGTCGAATTGCATGTATCCGTAACCGCTAGTTTTGGCATAGGGCCATAGCAGGCAATCATCGCCAGTGTAGGGAAGAACGCTTTCTCTGAAGAACTTCAGCGCCGCGCCCTCTTCCGACCTTCCGAAAGTAGGATCTCCGTAACGACGCCACCGTTCGTAATGGGCGGAGCAGTAACCGTGTCCGCGTCTCGGTTTCCCGCAATCCTGAATAATACAGGTCTTAACCATCTGAAATCCCTAACAATCGGTGGTGGATTTATACCACAAACATATAGGTGGCACCAGTGGCCGGCGACAATAAAACGACAACAACCGCAAACAACACCCCGTACAAGGCAGCACAACCCTTGCTCGATAAGGGCATGGGCGACGCGCTCAACCTGTACAAAACGAATGGACTGGTGAAGCCGAACACCATGTCCACGGTCGTTCCCTTCTCGCAGCAGACGACGCAGGGCATGAGTTCGCTTGGCAATCTCGCCAATGCCAATTCGAACGGGCAGGGGCTCTCCGGACAGTATCAGGGCATCATCAACAACGGTGGTTATAACTCCCAGCAGATGAACGCGCTCAACAACATCCAGCAGACCGCCAATTCCTCCTATGACATGAACGCCAACCCCGGCTTCGCCAACGTGCTAAAGCAGGCCCAGGACGCAGCCTCAGGCGCCGCGAATGATCTCGCTGGTGGTATGGGCCGTTATGCCTCGGGAACGCATCAGGGCGTGCTTGAGAAGTCCGTGGGCGACGTCACCGGAAACCTCGTCAACAATGATTTCCAGAACTGGCTCGGCCGCAGAGACAGCGCACAACAGCAGCTGTTCAACGCCGGCCAACAGGGACAGGGCAATCTCGCTTCGGCCTATACGGGCGCACAGGCGCCGGCCAACACCAACATGCAGCTCGGGGCGATGAACGAGGACCTTTACGGCCGGACGCTCAACGATCAGTTGCGCATCGCCAACGATCGCTCGAATGCACCGCTGGCCAATATCCAGGCGCTTCTCGCGGCTGCGAATGGTGCGGGCAATTACGGCACACAGACGCAGACGGCTCAGGGGCCGAACAACACGTTTTCCAATATCGCGGGTGGCCTGCTTGGCGGCGGCTCCCTGCTTGGAGGGCTTTTCTGATGAGCGGCGGCGGCAGCAAGAAACCGGCAGATACCAAGCCTACGACCACGACGCAGCCTATGCAGACGGTCCCTCCCGGCATGCCGGGGCAGATCGACACGCTGTCTCAGCAATTGGCGGCGGGATTCGGCCAGCCTCAGGGCGATATTCTGGCCTACCTCAACCAGTATTATCAGCCGATGTCGCTGCCGAACTATGCGCCGGTCGCCCCGACACCGACACCCACCCCGGCCACTCCAGTCACGGCGCCGAAGACAACTCCGAGGACGAACCAGAACCAGAACATTCTGGCTCGGGGCTTTCCGGAATATGACCCCAAGACCGGCGCCTATAATCCGCTTCATTCCGGGGGAGCAAACCGCTAATGGGCCTCCTTGACTCTCTCTTCGGCCAGCAGGCTCAGGTTCCCGGCGCAACCCAGCAGCCGAGTGGCCTGCAGCAATTGTTCCAGCCGGAAGTTGCCATGCCGGTTGCGGCGGCACTTCTTGGCAATCAGGGCAATGCGCAGAATTTCGGCAATGCCTTCGCCGCTTATGGACAGGCCAAGGCCCAGACCGCGCAGAAGAACAAGACCATGGATTTCTTCCGGCAGAACGCGCCGGAATATGCCGCCATGGTTGATTCCGGTCTTCCCTTAGAAGAAGCGTGGAAAAGCTACACACAGCGCAAATATGCCCAGAAGGGCCAAGGCATCGTCAATGCCGGCGGCGGCAATCTCTACAATGCCGAAACTGGTCAGTGGCTCTCGGCTCCTGGCGGCGGCGTATCCTCGAAAGCCGGCCTGCAAATGGTCTGGCTGCGTGATCTGAAGACCGGCAAGCCTGTCCCCGGCCAGTTGCGACAGGACGGCTCGATCGTTCGGTCTTCGTTGCCTAATGATGTTGAGGCGGTTGCGCCCTATGACGTGAATTTCGACAAGGCATCCGGCACGGCGGCTGGAACCGGCGCCGGAACCGCCATGGCGGCACTTCCGGGCGCCACCCAGCTTTCGCAGAACATCAACCAGCAGATCGATGACATCAAGAACGACCCCTATCTGCCGAACATGGTCGGGCCGGTCTATGGACGCCTGCCGAATGTAACGGCCGATGCAGAGCGGGTGCAGCAGAAGATCGATCAGCTCAAGGGCGGCGCGTTCCTTCAGGCTCGCCAAGCTCTTAAGGGCGGCGGCGCCATCACCGATTACGAAGGCAAGAAAGCCGAGGAAGCTTACACCCGCCTTAGCCAGGCGCAGAGCGAGGCCGACTTCAAGGCAGCGCTGGATGAGTTCAATTATTACGTCCAGCAGGGCCTTGCCAAACTCCAGGCGCAAGCCGGCCAGCGTCCGCTCTATCAGGGCGGCGGCATCGGTCAGCAGCCCGGTATGCCCGCGCCCGCACCTAGCGGCGGCAATACTACCTCTTCCGGCATCAAATGGAGCGTCGCACCCTAATGCCCACGCTCAACATCGAAGGTCATCAGGTCCAGGTAGACGATAGCTTTCTACAGCTCACGCCTGACCAGCAGAACGCGACCGTCGAAGAGATTGCCAAGAGCCTGGGTGCCGGTGTCCAGTCGGCAGATGCGCGCGCCAAGGCCGGCATCGCCAGGGCTCAAGCCATCCAGAACGGCGCCCCACGCACCCAACTCGATCCGACGACGGGGCAACCGGCCGGCGTTCCGGCCTATACCCCGAACAATTATAGCCGTCTCGGCTCTGCCGGCATGGGTGCGGCTAACGCTACCACATTCGGCTTTGGCGATGAACTCGGCTCCTACCTTGGCAGCGCGGTTTCCGGGCTCCCGAGAGATCAGGTATTGCAGGAGATGCGCGCCAACGACACCGGGGCTCAGGCGCAAAATCCCGGTTCCTATATTGCCGGCCAAATCGGCGGCGGGCTTGCCCAGGGTCTTGCAACTGGCGGTGCCGGCTTTGGTGCGAACGCGGCCAATGCCGGCGGCACGCTTGGCAGGGTGGCACTCGGTAGCGCCCTCGATGGTTCGATCTATGGCGGGCTGATGGGTGCCGGCAATGCCAACGGCGACATGGCGGACCGTTTGAAAGGCGGCGCGCAAGGCGGGGCTTTTGGCTTTGCGGCCGGCGGTGCGGCTCCTTACATTGCGGCCGGCATCGGGCAAGGCATCAAGCGTCTTATCAGCCCCTTTGCCTCCTCTCACGAACGTGAAGCCGCCGTCAACCTCCTTACTCAGGAGGGCGTCCCCGTCAGCGCGGGGCAGCGGACGGGGAGTCGTGGGCTCCAATACGCCGAAAGCGAGCTTGGCGGCGGCAAGGCTGCCGATCTAATGCAGAACCAGGCTGAAGCCTTCACGAATGCCGCTATGCAGAAAGCTGGCGGCACCGGCCGCGCCACGCCCGATAATCTGTCCTCCCTCTATGACAATCTCGGGCAGGGTTTTACCGATATCGCTTCGCGCAATACGCTCATCGCCGACAAGCAGATGGCCAAGGATATCGGCGATACGGTGCAACGGTACAGGAAGCTGCTCGAAACCCAGCAGAAGCCCATCATCAACAGTGTCGTCGGGGATCTGGTTCAGCGGGTGAACGCCAATGGCGGCAAGCTCTCGGGAGCCGAGTATCAGGCCATCCGCTCCGATCTGTCGCGCGCCTCCAGCTCGACCACCAATCAGACCCTCAAAGCCGCGCTAAAGGGCATTCGCGATGCTCTCGACAAGGGCATGGAGCGCTCAATCAATCCGCAAGATGCCGGCGCATGGAAATTGCTGCGCAAGCAATATGGGAACTTCAAGGTTCTTGAGCGGGCATCGGCTGGAGGTGGGGCAGATGCCGGTCTTGGGCTGATCACGCCGGCTCAATTGCGCGTTGCCGCATCAACCGGGAACAGAGGTGCTTTCGCGCGCGGCGCGAATGATTTCACCGATCTCGCGAAGGCTGGGCAGGCTGTCATGACGCCGCTACCCAACTCGGGAACGGCTGCCAGGCAGGCGGTGCGCAATATCGGCATTCCAATGGGCTCGGCTGGCGTCGGCAGCATGGTTGCGGGCATTCCGGGTGCTATAGCCGGCGTTGCGGCTCCCTATGTCGCAGGCCGCACCCTCATGAGCGCGCCCATCCAGCGCTATCTCGGTAATCAGGTAGCGAGTGGGCCTCTCAATCCTGTCAGCAATGCATTGCTTGCGGCTATGCTCAGAAGTGGGTCGGTTCCGGCTATCTCTGGGCGCTAACGGCGCATCCATCGCGGGGCTTTGTTGCCGGTCATTTCGATCGACCACGTAGCGACAAATAGGCCGGTTCCAATTCCTATCGCCAGACCCCACCAGTCGGGGTTATTGAAGGCGAGATAGCCAAACCAAAGAACGGCAAGCAGGACGCCCGAAACCCAATAGATGCCCATTCCAGAGCGGTCTCGGGGTGGTTCTTTCGGGTCGTGGTCTATTTGCAGGGACGCCACTCCTGCTCGGGCTTGTACCAGCAATAGCCGTTGGCCTTCAGCTCCTTGCCGAGCTTCGCAAGGATATCGCACTGCACGGCGGATTCCTTGGCGCTGATGGGCTGGCCGTCCAACTCATTCTGCCGGCAACCGGGGCGGGCATGATCGTATTGCTTCGCGACTGAAGGACCGTCGAACGCGATAGCGTTGGATAGGGAAAACACCGCAAGGGCAGCAAGTAAAAGGCGCATGTCTTTAAAATAGCGCGCCGTTTGAGGCTTTACAATGGCATCATTGACTTACGGCAGCGTTCTCGGTGCCGGCAAGGGCTATACTGTTGTCGATACGCCCACAGGTCCCATGACTGTTGTCGGGGATCGGGCGACACGCAACAACAACCCCGGCAACATCGAGGCGGGCGCCTACGCGGATAGCCAAGGTGCGATCGGCACCGATGGGCGCTTTGCCGTCTTCGGCTCAAAACTCACCGGAACGCGAGCCCAGGCAGGGCTAATCTTCGGCTCGCGATATGCCAACCTCACGCTCGGGCAGGCGATAGCCAAATACGCCCCGTCCTTTGAGAACAACACCGCAGCTTATGCCGCTGCCGTGGCTGCTGCTGCGGGCGTTTCTCTCGATACGAAAATGAAAGATATTCCCGCCGAAAAGCGGGCTGCCGTCGTCGCCGGCATGCAGGCGGTTGAGGGGAATACCCAGGCTAACGTCTACGACGCGCAGGGCAATCTTGTCGGCACGATCGATTCAACATCTCCCCGCACGCCAAACACCGCGCCAACTCCATACGGCCCCGATAGCCAGTTAGCGGATGTTACCCCTGGTGCGCCCATCGGGCACGTCTCACGCGCTCCTCTCGGCCCAGCAGCACCCGCCAAGAGCGTTCCCGGCTTCAGCGGCATGGCAACCCCTCGCGGTATCAGTTCGATCGCTCCAAGCAAGGGGCCTGTAGCCGCACCATCCTTCAGCGGAATGGCTACGCCGCGCGGCATCGGAACGCCAGCCGCTCCTAGCCCAACTTCCGCTATGCGAGCTTCTGCGCCGGCGCCACAGGCTGCACCCTCCGCACCTTCAGCACCCTCGGGCTCATTCGTCTCCCAAGATGAAAAGACCAACACCGGCAATTACACCAATGCGCCCCCGGCAGGCAATTTCGTCTCCCAGGATGAACGCGCAAGCCTTGCCGAGAGATTGGGCCTGGACCCTTCGACAGGCGTTCCAACCCCCTCCGCGCCGGCTCTTGGCCCCGCCGCGCCCTCTGTTGCGCCTTCTGTCGCGGATGTCGCCCCGGTTCCGGCTGCGGTTGTGACCAAGCCGGCCGTTGCCGTGGCGCCTCCCTCCAATTTCGGCCAGCAAAGCGTTGCGCCATCTCGCCCGGCACTTAGCGCGGCCGATGTCTACGGCGGGGCTGTTGGAACGGCACAGACCACGACGCCGGGAACGACTGTTTCGCGGGCGACCTCCTACGGCCCGACCTATACGACGAACAAATTCGGCGCGGTGACGGCGACAGATCCCAACGGCACGCAAATGGCGGTCTGGGGCGGTGTACCTTCAAAGCCAGCGATTTCTGGCCCTCTCAGCCAAACCGGCATTGCCACGCAAGCCCCAAGCGGGATGTTCGGACCCAAGGCAAAATCAGCCACGGGAACCTTGGCTGGGGCTGCTCTCGGGGGATATGCGCTAGGCCCTCTCGGGGCCGTTCTGGGTGGCATTGTTGGTAAGAACCTGGCGCAAGGAAAAGCGCCTCTTGCCGGACTCTTCGGCGGCGCAAACACCAATGTCGGGCGCACCATCAACACCTACCAAGGCCCAATGAATTTCGCCAATGCCCAGGGCGGGCTTGGCTTTCCCTCCGCCCCATCCAAGCCGGCTGGCTACAACCCGACAGGCTACGGCAACAACACCAATCCAGGCGGTCTCTCTGACGCGGCGCGCTCGGCAATCGATGCCGGCGGCGGCGGCCTCTATTAATTAGGAAAAGCACATGGCCAAGAGCGCAGTCACGCAGTGGGACACCACGGCGGCGAACAATACCGATGTTGGCGGCATTGCCATCCAAGGCACCTCTCCCATCTCGAATTTCGACAACGCCATGCGCGAGATCATGGCGCAGATTGCCACATTCAATACCGGCGCAACGTTCACGGGAACGACGACCCTTGGCGTGATTTCGGCCAGTTCATCGTCAACCACGCTTGCCACCATGACCAGCACGGACGCTGGCGCTGGACCGGGGCCGTTTCTTGACCTGTTCAGAGACAGCGCTTCTCCTGCCGCCAATGATTTCATTTCGACGGTCTCCTTCAATGGCCGTAACAGTGCGGCGACAAAGGTTCTCTACGCCGGCATTAATGCCCAAATTCTCGACGCTACCGCCGCAAGCGAGGACGCGCGCGGATATTTCACGTCGATGGTGGCCGGTTCCAGCGCGGCGCGTCTATTTTGGGGCGCAGGCATTTACACCCCAAATGCAACAGGCGGCGACAAGGGCATCGATACAATCAATGCCTCCGGCTATTATCTAAACGGAACAGCCATCCCAACGACATCAGCCACAGCGGCGCAATATCGAGCAAACAGCCCGACAGGGCTCATCCTCCTCAATGATCAGGTCTGGTCCTCCGCAGCAGAAGTGACCCTCACCGATGCCGCAACAATCACCGTCGATATGTCCACCTTCATCAATGCCGTGGTGACGCTTGCCGGCAACCGCGCATTGGGCAATCCGACGAATGAAAAGGTCGGGCAATCCGGGGTAATCCGCATCGTTCAAGATGGCACCGGTTCGAGAACGCTTTCCTACGGGACCGATTGGGAGTTTGCTGGAGGTGTGGCGCCGGTACTCAGCACCGCCGCCGGAGCAAATGATTTGCTGTTCTACTATGTGATCGCCACTGATCGCATTTTCGCCAATCTCATCAAGGCGACCGCCTGATGCTGCCGGGTATTCTGGGAATTATTGCCGGTCTTTCCCCCACCGACATTCTCGTTGTGGCGTCTACCGCCGATGCTGGCGGGAGTAGTCCGCACACCTTTTCTGGCTTGAGCTTTGGCCCGGAGTTCTCTGGCCGCGTGCTTATCGCCTGCACGTGCTTAAGGGGCAATTCTGCCTCTGGCATGAACATTACGGCGGTCACCATTGGTGGAGTATCTGCGACCGGAAACGACAATGGCGAATTCCTGGCTGGCGGCCCCTGTATTGGAACGGGCATTTTCGCAGCTGCAGTGCCGACCGGACCATCCGGGGATGTCGTCGTGACCTGGAGCGGGCAGGCTGCGAATGCTTCCGGGGTTGTCCTCCTGAGCGTGCCGGGGATTTCGACCACGGCGTTTGCCCAAGCCTCTCAGGTTTTTGGCGGCAGCGGCGGCACATCCTCAAGCAACACCATCGATATCCCGGCGCACGGAATACTGATTGTGAATGAGGGGCACAGCAACACCAACACGGCGGCTTTGGTGGGTGTGACGGCCAGAGCAACCCTTACCGTTGGCACGGCTGAATTTAAGGTCGGGTTCGATAGGGGATTGGCCTCCGAAACGGGAAGAACAATTTCGGCCTCATGGACGACGAACGCTGCGCGCGGCTTCCAAGGGCGGTCTTACACTCAATCCTAGTCGGGATGAGAGGCGGGCCAACCGTTACAATGTCCCAATTCATGCCGAAGAACGGCTTTTGGTGTCGCAAGCGCAAAAAGCTTATCGATCAAAATCACCGTGCAGGAAGTGGCGCTTGTGATGGCCGAACAGCCGCGCTGAACAAGCGAAGACGTAGCGGCAACCTTGTATTCCGCAAACAGTTTTGCGCAGGCGGCGACAACCTGTTTCTGCGGCAAATAAACCACGGTCAGCTTGCCGGAATAAGCATGATCGAAACGGGTAGGCGGATTCCACTCGGCATCGTTCTTCCCGGCCAGAGCTATATCAGCCGCAGCTAAATTAGCCAACAAAATCCCAAGAAAAAAAGCCCGCCGCATCCTTGAAATATGAGGGGTGCGCAGACTCTCCGCAATATCTCTCCCGAACAATATTTGTGGTTAACGAGGTGCAAATGGACCGCAATTTCCAGCGGGCGCTACCTGTCGTCCTGCAATATGAGGGCGGATGGGCCGATAACCCGAAAGATCCGGGCGGCGCTACGATGAAGGGTGTTACTCTCGCCACCTTCCGCCGCCGCCATCCAAATGCCACCAAGGCCGATCTGCGCGCCATCTCCGATGATGATCTAGCCTCGATCTATCGCGATGATTTCTGGAAGCCCGTGAACGGTGATGGCCTTGCTTCCGGTGTCGATCTGGTCACCTTCGACGCTTCCGTCAATTCCGGCCCAAGCAGGGCGCTTGGTTGGCTGAAAGCCTCAATCGGCGGTTCGGATGTCGAGACGATCAAGCGCCTCTGCGCCAAGCGTCTCGGCTTCATGCGTGGCCTGAAAATCTGGAAGACGTTCGGCAAGGGCTGGGCAGCGCGGGTTGCTTCGGTAGAGGCTAAAGGTGTGGCCTGGGCCACATCTGCAGTGACGAATGCCAACGTCACCAAGGGCGTCCTTCAGCGTGAGGGCGAGGCGGCAGCAAAGAAGGCCGCCAATCAGACCAAGGGCGCGGGGGGTGTCGCTGTGGCTGGAGGCGGTTCCGGTCATTTCACCGGATCGCTGGTCATCTTCCTCGCTATCGCAGCGGTTATCGCCGGGGCGCTGATCTATCGCGCCTACATCAATCGCGAACGCGCCAAGGCTTACGCCGCAGAGGCCGCAGGAGTTTCCCCATGACACCCGTCCTGATCCGTATCCTGCTTCGCTACGGCGCCGGCATCCTCGTGGCGCGGGGCTTGCTCGGGGCTGAAGACGCCGCTGCCCTTTCAACCGACCCGGACATCCAGATGGCTATCGAGGTCGGCATTGGCAGCGGAATGGCGCTCGCCTCGGAAGGCTGGCTCTGGCTGGCCCATCGTTTCAACTGGAGCCACTGACATGGAAAACCTGAAGGAATTCGTCACGACCAATCTTATGGCGCTGAAGCCCTATCTGATCTGGTTCGCGGCCGGCGTCATCATCGGGCTCCTGCTCTAATGTTCGGCATCTTCAGCTTCGTCTTAAATTGGCTGACGGCTGGGCCACTCGATCGGATTCTATCCTCGATCGACAGGCACGGCGATGCCATCACCGACCGCGAGAAGATCAAGACTGAAGCCGTGACGCAATATGTACAAGCGCAAGTCTCGATAGCCAATTCGCGGCAATGGTGGTTCCCGATTCTGTTCCTGGTCCCCGCTGGGCTCTGGTTCGCGGCGGTCTGTCTCTACTCCATCTTCTTCTGCCGGCTGTGCGCCTTTCCCCAAACATGGTCGATCGCTGCACTTCCTGAACCACTCAACACATGGATGGGCTGGATCGTCTCTTCGCTATTTATCGGCAAGGTCGGGGACGCTCTCATTGGGAGACTCCGCAAATGACGCCGGAACAGATGGTCTACCTCATCCTTGCGGTGGCTGGCGCGGTTGGGACCGCCTACTGGCGCATCAGTTCCGTCATGACGGAAATACGCTCAGACCTGGCAGCCCACAAACTGCACGTCGCCGAAACCTACATCACCAAGGCCGGCCTGAGAGAGACGACAGAGCAAATCATCTCCGCCGTGCATGGCGTCAAGACTGACGTTCACAGCCTCAATGAGCGGATTGACCGCATCATTGAGCACCAGCAATTGCCGCCACGCTCGGCGCGTCGCGGTTCATAAGCCTTCCCCTCCAGACCGAAAAGGACTGCCTCAATGGGCCTCCCCCTGCGGGTAAAAATTGCGTTGTGCGTCCTCATTTCCTTCTTCGTCCTTTGCATCGTCATGGCGCTCTCGCCGGCCAACGCCGAACCACAATGCACGGATTATAAGACGATCCAAGCCACATTGCTGGAGAAATATCACGAAACGCCGTCCGCCGCTGGACTGGCTGCCGAAGGTAAGGCCGCCTACACCGTTTTCTCGACTCCGGATGGTGCAAGCTGGACGTTGGTCATTGTCGGCGTTAGCGGGAAATCATGCATCGTCGCTGCTGGCGATCATTGGGTCGATCTTTCCGCCGGCAAGGGAGACCCGACGTGATCCGTCTCGCAATCCTTCATTTTGCCTTCGCCTGCTTCGTAGCTTGGGCGGCTTGGCTTGGTTATGTCCAGTTCGTCTTCACTCACGATACCTCGCACATCACCTACCTGATCGCTGTTGCTTTCCTATGGTGCGTCGCCCGCGTGTTCTGGGGCAAAACCGACCACCTTGAAGAGGCAGAAAAACAGATATCAGGGCTCGGTTTTATCGGGTCGTTGACAGGTCTCATCATCGCCCTCTTGAACGTCAACGAATCCAATATGAGTTCGCCAGATGGCCTATTCCACATGGGGACCGGCCTGCTGTCGGGAATAGGCGTCGCGTTTTGCGCGTCGCTTGTGAGCGTGATCTGTGCGCAGTGGATAGGGCTGATCAATTGGCTGGTGAAGGAGCGCTAGGATGTGGCGCCTCTTCAACAACACGCGGGACTTCTATTCGAACAATACCCTGATCCTGGCGGTGCTTGTCGTCATTATGATGACCCAAGTCAACCCAAAGGCCGAGAACGAAGAGGGCCTGAAACCGCCTGGCTCCCTAGCCATCACCGTGGCATGGCCGGAAGGAAATATCGACGTTGACACTTGGCTGAAATCGCCAGACGACGACAAGCCGGTGGGATACAGCAGAAAAGACGGTGGGTCATGCGCGTTGCTCCGCGACGATCTTGGCGTCTTGAACGATAGCGCTCCGTTCAATCTGGAAAATGCCTTCTGCCGTTCGTTGCCGGCCGGTGAATGGATCATCAACATCCACGGTTACTCGGTGCCGCAAGCGCTCGTGAAGGTCCATGTCGAGATTGCGCTAAACGGCCGGCTGCTTGTGTCGCGGGATGTCGATCTGCGGCCGAAGCAAGAGCGAACCGTGGTGCGGTTCAGGCTGGACGGAAACGGTCAGGTTGTTCCCGGCTCGGAGAATGAGGTTTTCGCGCCACTAAGGTCAGCCCAATGAAGCGCTTCATAGCCTGGTGGCGCGCTCGCCGCATGCGGGCACTGTACTATAACGCCCATTGCGCAGCAGCCAACTATATGGCGGCAAAGGCACGCTATGAGAAGGCGCTTCTGGAGCATCGCGAATGAAAATTGTACTCGTTTTCGTGACCATGTGGAATGGACAACTCTCCTATTCAGAGCAGTTCCCGTTCAAGTCGATGGATGATTGCCGGAAGACATTCGCGCATTTGCTAGAACTTTATCAGGCTGATGGCCGCGATCTAAGCCAAGTAAATGGCGAGTGCTATTGGAAGTCGGCAGAATGATCACGCTCGCTACCACATGGCTCGGTTTGAGCGTCCTGCTTTGTTCATTCGCGTGGATGGCGGGTAAGCGCCTCGCCGCCTTCTCCCTGCCCCTGGCCGTCGCTCTCGCAGCTCTGGCGATCTATATCCCGACAGGCTCGCCGCGCCTCACACAGCCGCCCGCCGGTAAGTATACGGTTGTCGGGGCTGACATCGAGATTGATGTAGCCATATATGCCCTTCTCAAGGGCGAGGATGGCGTGTCGCGTTTCTATCGGCTGCCCTACACCGCCGGGCAGGCGAACGCGCTGCAAGCGGCCAAGGACGGCGCCGGAGAGGCTGGCCAAGTCACCGCAACCATCGGCGAGGATGGCGGAGCCCAATATGACGGCCCGCCTCCCGTGCAAGGCGACCCGCCGAAGCAGCCGGAACAGCCGGCGCTCTCCATTCCCTGAACTACGCCACCCTTCAACAACCAAGAGGTGACGGCATGAACGCGGATGGCTCTACAAGCACGCCGCCAGATACGCTAATGAGGTTGCGGCATCTTCTACCAGACTTCTCCCGCCCAGACGGCACCCGCAACATTCGTGGGCTCGCCACGGCCTTGGGTCTTTCCAGAGCCACCATTACCCGCTACCTCGCCAAGATCGATGTCGAGGACGCGCAAGCGGCTCAAATCGCCTACACCCCGGACATTGACGGTATAGAGGAAACTAGGCCTCGCGTCCGTGTCCGCGCCTACAATCTTTCCGTTACCCAAGACCTTCCAGTCCGGCGCATGGTGGCAATCGGGGATCTTCATCTTAAGCCGGAAATGGAAATCGAACACTTCCGCTGGATCGGCCGCTATGTGGCCGAAACCCGTCCCGATAATGTACTCCAGATCGGGGATTTTTTCGACTTCGAATCCTGCGAAATGCATAGCGCTGCAGGATCAGCAAGCCAGATGCAACGGCCATCCTTCCTTGACGAAATCGGCTCGGGAGAGGATGCGCTGGAAGCCTACCACCAAGAGATTGGTCTGGGAGAAATCCCGCATGACGTGGTATTCGGCAATCACGAGAACCGCGTGGAGCGGCTGGAGGAACTGGCGCCGAATATCGCCGGCACGTTGACCCTCCAGCGCGATCAGCTCTTTGCCCGCTACCGCTGGAAGACGACGCAATACCGGCACTGGCTGTTTTTCGAGGGTGTCGGGTTCACGCACGTACCCATGAGCATCATGCAAAAGCCGATCGGCGGGCGCTACCCTGAAAATACCATCGGCAATCAGGCAACGCATTCCATCGTCTTCGGCCATACCCACCGGAACAACAATGTCACCGTTCCAAAGATCGGAATCAATAACGCAATCACGATCACGAACCTCGGTTCCGCAATGCCACATGGCTATCTCCCCAAATACTGCGACGGCGCCACCACTGGCATTACCTACGGCGTTCACTTGCTCCGACTTCGGGGCGGTCGCGTCGAAAGCGACCAGTTCGTTTCGATGCTAGAGTTGATGGAAAAGTACGCATGAACGATAAGATCAGGATTCGGACCTCGCTCGGAGATGATGGACGGACGCCCTCGTGGGAGCTGATCGTCAACAACCTCAAGGTCTGCGATCTGACCTACACGGAATTGCTGGAACACTGCCTGCAGGCAACCTCAAGCTTGCGCTGGATAGCGGAACAAAAACGATGATCCCGTCCGAGGATGTAGACGCGCTCGCTATCGAGCTTTTCAAGCGCGCAACTCCAACGGGCATATGGGCGAGCGCTGATCATATGACGCAGCTCTACTTCCGCAAGGAGGCGGCGCGGAAATTGCAGCAGGCGTGTTATAAGGAAATTGATAAATGTTTATAACGCTTTACGATATCTGACCCACGAGATGCGAATCGGGCCGATGAAAATTCCCGGCTTCTTCCCATAGCGCTCCGAGAACAGCATATCCTTGCGGTGCTTGAAAATCAGATTGCCAAAAAGCAGCGGGATGGCGACGAACCACCATTCGCCAAACTTCACGTACGGCATTTGAAATCGAACGAGCATTAGAAAACCCTAGCATTTCTTGCGATTCCGCGCTATAGAAATTGAGAGGCGAACGGTTTGCAGCCGAGCCAGACGTAGACCTGCAACAATAGGTCTGGCTAGTCGGTTAATTGGCGAGAGAATTCCGTGTAGCTCGCCGCCCACATTCAAGTAATGGGCCGACTACGGTGCGCCTCACCTTCACCTCACATCCAGCCATCCCATCCACCCAAGCACCCCCACCCCGGCCCCTATGAGCAAGTAGAGCCAGAGACGGGAGATTATGCGGCGGCCCCGACGCTGGATCATGGTTCGTCAACAGCCGCCAGCCCACCTTGAATCACCGTAAACTTCGGCGCTGCTTTTGACTGAGGCAGTTTGTCAATGACCACGCTGGTCCAGCAGTCGTCAACGCGCGTGACGTCTATAACCTGATAGCCGGCCGCGTCTGCCATGCGCTTGATGACTTCGACATTTTCGGTGTGATAGGGTAAGCCGTGGGTTCCAATTGGCGAGGCGCCATCCTGCATTTGCTGCCAGATCATTCCAGCCTCGAACCCATGAACGAAGGAATCGGACTGATCGGGGAATGAAACCAGCGGCTTGAAGTCAACACTCTCGTCGCTCATGCATCTTCTCCTACAAACTCGACATCGATCCACCATGCGTCAGCATCGCGGACAAATGCCACGGCGTTGACCTTCTTGCCTTTCCATTTCTTGCCTGGTTCCATCCGTGGGCGGACGCGATAGATCGCCCAATCGCTTGGGTCATCTCCAAACGCCTCCTGGTCTTCTGGGTGCTCCCACGGCACGGCCAAGTGATAGTCGGCCCATTCGCGCAGCTCAGCTCGCGACAGTTCTAGGCCTGCCCACAGAGGGTCATCCGCGCCCTTCGGCTTGTAGCCGAGAACGGTGCATGTCGCTGGCTCTACGGGCAGTCGCATCCTATTCTCCTGTCGGCGAGGGGGATCAATAATAACCCATCCCTAATTCCTGAGCCTGAGTGACGAGTTCCTGCATGGCCGCCTCACGCATGCGCCTTTCATATATCGGCCATGGCTCAGGAATAATCGGCTCCGGAGGCTCCGGCTCCGGAGGCGTCGGCAAGCTCTCGATGTAGGCCAGCAGATCGGGGGTGCGCCTGAACCATTCGCCACGTACGCGATCAGCGGCAAACCGTTGGTGTAACTCGATCTCCAGATGCGCGCCGCCATCAACGGCTTTCAGTAGAGTCAATTCGTACGGACAACTCGCCCGCATATTGACCAATCGGGAATGGATGTTGCTCGATATGCCGATCTTGATGTGTCGCTCGGCGCACTGGCATTCGATGAAATAAAGCTCGGTCGGAATACGGACATCGGCGTCCAACCTCTTAGCTGGCAATCTGCGCATTTCTCACTCCAAAGGTGCGGCACTCAGGCGAAATTCTCTAAGCTTTTTTATGGGCCTTATGGTATCAAAAAGCTGTTCTCGACGCCACTTTAGTTTTTGTTTTCATTACGAAATTTGCTCCAGCAAACCGAATGTGTCAAATTTAGAGCCTGCATTCTAAGGGCTTATTCGCGCTTATTTTTTCGGGCTCGATCCTGAAACCATCCGAGGTGCGGCTTTCGAGTTGTTCGCAATGCGTTCTGCGGCGCCCCTCGCGAGCCGGGCTTTGTCGGCCTGTTTCGTGTAGACCTCGGCCATCGCCAGCTTCGACCATCCGAACATCGCCATAAGCTCATGAGGGGTCGCGCCATTGTTCGCTGCAATCGTCGCGCCGGCCTTGCGGACACCATGCGCGGTGCATCTCTCGTCAAGGCCTGCCTTTCGTGCCTGGCGCTGGAACCACTGACTGAAGGACTGGCCTGTATGGAATGGCTGTCCGCGCCGGTTGGTGAGAAAGATTAACTCGCCGGTCGGTGTCGCATCGATCGATGCCTGCAACTCGCTGAAAATCGGGAGTTGCAGGCCGGTCTTGTTCTTCTGCGCTCGGATGGTCAGAAGCCCGTCCTTAACGTTCTGCCGTCCAACAGTGATGACGTCCGAACGGCGTAGGCCGGTGAAGAGCAGAAGATCCAGCGCAAGGCGCGGCTTTGTCCCCACCGGATGCTTGGCCCGGAACTGCGCAACCTCGTCCAACGTCCAGGTATGGTGACCCTCGATCTTGTCCTTGCGGCGCGCCACGCCGTCGCATGGATTGGCCTCGATCATGTCGTTCGACATCGCCCATTTGAACAGCACCGACATGGCGACGAGGAAGTTGTTGGCCCCGTGCGGTGTCTTGGCCCGGCGGTCCATCGCTTCCTGAATGTGCTTGCGCGTGATCCTGGCGAACTGCTTGTCGCCCGCATCCTTGCAAACGCCTTTCAAGATATAGTCCCGAGCTAGCTGGCTGGTCGGCGCCAGCGAGGCGAAATGCCCGCTGGCCTTATAGCGACCCACCAGCCATGACAGCGTGCCTTTCTCGGCTTGCTGCGGCTTGTCCACCGCAACGCCAGCCAGCGCGTTGGCATAGGCTGACAGGTATTCAGGCGAGCCATATATTCCGGGAAGACGGATGCGCTTGCCGCCCGGCCTTCGGAAATACCATACGGTTTTCCCGTGGCGCGTGACTTCCTTGCGTTCAAATAGGCGACGGCGGCGAGGCATGTCCTCGGTCAAAGCCGGATGTCCTCTTGCTCGTCAATTCGTCCCTTGGACTGTGCATCACCCTTGGGGACAAGTCGGATAACCACATCGCCTATCTTGACTTCCGCGACAAAGCCAGCAGCGGCGGCACCTTTGCAGAGTGCCGTAATCTGCTTCTGCTTGAGCGGGAGAGCGCGTGTCACGGCTTCTCCCCTGTGTTGGTAGGGGCGACATGGAATGGCTCTATCCAATGTCCCTTGGTGCGATATTCACGGTTCATGCTGGCGGCGATATGCTTGGCGACCCGCTTGTTCATTCCGTTGGGAGCAAACCGCCCGGAATAGTTGCCTCGTAAGTGTATGCCCTTGCGTTCAAAGTCCCACGCGACGGTGTACCGGTTGATGCCAAACAGGTCTTTCAGGATTTCTAGCATGGCGCTCATTCACCGCCGTCCTTCTGCTTTGATGAGGAGAGGGAAGCGGCGCGGCGGAGATCGGCAAAGGTCACGAAAGCGCCACGTATGCCAGCGGCCACAGTATCGCCAGGATGATCGCCGAATTCTCGGTCTAGCTTCTCAGCCCATTCCGCAAATGGTGCCAGCGCTGCCTCCAGGCTGGCTATGCGGTCGGCGGCTTCGCGTTCTAGTGCGCCGGATGGCGCGTCCCACTCTCGAAGGCTATCGAAGAAATCCGCGCGTGATATCAGCCGTTCGATTAGGTCGCTCATCGTGCCTGCCCCGGCTTTGCTGCGAGGGAGAGAGCGGCGAGCGCGATTCCAGCATCATGCCATGCTTTGGCGAGAAGACTGTTCGAAGCCGCGATCTCAAAGTCCGCCACGGTAAGTTCTCCAGCGGAACCCCTGTCCACGGCAAGCGCTATCGCCATTTCCAAGCGCGAATTGGTGGACGTGCTTTCTTCGGCCTCGCGCACGTCCGGCGAGGTCGCTAAAACACGTTCTGGATCAGAAAGGAGTGATGATCTAGGTTGCGTGCCCGAAACTGAATTGATTGTCCTTACCCCCGCATCGGCGGCAGCGGGGCGGACGAATGCTTCCATGGCTTCTCGCTTGCTGTTGAGGCCGGCGAGGATGGCGTTGACTTGCCAAGGGTAGCGGCCGTTTTGGTTGCACATCGCGATCAGCAGGCCCTTGTCATCGTCCTCGTAGATGGCGGTGTGCCAGTTGTTTATCTGCGGCTCGTCGGTAGTGACCGCGACGAAGTTGCCGCGCTTAACCTCTCCGCTCGCAGCGGCCCAACATTCGCTCAGCGCGTACTTCTGGGGGCACGGCCTTGGCGGGTTGTCGTCTGGATGACAAGTGCAAGGACAAGCAACCGCCTCCCCCTCGACAGCGGGTTGGGACGCGAGGGCGGCGGAAAGTGCGGCTCTCATGTTCTTGCGGTAATGAGCTTTGGCGAAAGGCTCCTCGTCAGCCCACGTTGAGGTGAACGCCTCGCATGCTCGCTCCATCATCGCATCCGCCTGCGGCCTGTACCGATAGAGTTCGTGCCCTGTAAGCAAGCCAAGCACGTCTTCAATCGCGGCCAGCCTGATCGCCTTCTCGTCCAGCGCCTCCGCCTGGTTCTCTGGCTTGGTCATGGAGAGATTCCTTTTGCCTTGGCGAGAGCCGCGCGAGCGCGATCAGCGAACTCGCCCTCCTCGTTCCGGGTGGCTATTTCTAGCGTTTCGATCAGCGCGGCGTAGAGGTCTGGCGCAGAGGCAATCAAGCAAGCGTTGGCGACAGCCTCTTCGAACTTCGGGTTGTCGCCACTCTTCATCCAGTCGTTGCCATCGCCGCTACAATAAACGGCCGCGACAGCGCCCATATACCCATCGGATAGGACGTACTTGCATTCGCAGTTGACATCTGGTCGAGCAAAATGTGGAACCGACCACGGTCCAGGCGTAAACTTCATTTCGCTCATGATCTTGCATCCTTCGTGATGTAAATAGCCTTCGGCGGCAGTGTCTTGCTCATCGGCGCGCGTTGCTCTTTCGGACGGGATAGCGCGCTTGCCGGACGTTTTGCGCCAACGTGGCGAGCCTTGGAACGTTTCGCCTTGGCAATGCTGGCCACGTCAGCCTTGTCCTTTTCGCGCCGGCATGTTTCGTGCGCCGGGCCGCAGTTGCCGTCCTCATCCGCGCCACCAAGGCCAAGCGGACGCAAATGTTCGACTATCCATTTCTCCTTAACGCCATCGATCTTGACGTTGCAGAGAATGCATACTCCCGCAGCGGCTTCGAAAATCCGAAGCCGCCTTTGCGGTGACATCGCGCGCCGCTTGGTTGTCGAGACATCAGACATTTCGATCCTCAAGATCTTCCTCTATCGAAGCCGCCAACTCTTCTTCCAGCTGCCGGTCACATGCCCGGATAAACATCACTTCATCATAGAGGCGGTTGCTCAGCGCTCTGTATTGCGGGGATTTCTCCGGCCGGCGGCGAGTGTATTCGCGGACATAGACGACGTTGCTCACGCTGCCCTCCTGTCGTCGGTGAAGATGACGCCGCGCTCAGCGCCCCACTGGAACACAAAGTCCAGAAGATCCGACATCTCAGCTTTGGTCATGCGCGAGGAACTGAAGCCGGTAGGGAACGGCTTGCCGTCAAGGCCAAGCTCGAACTGCACCGCGTGGCCGCACGCCTGCATGAACAGGCATTTCCAGACCTCCGGCGTGTGCATCCGGCCTTCCGGTTTGGCGCGGCTGATGTCTGAGAGCGCGGCCCATAAAGCTGCATTTTGGTCGAGGCTTCTCGTTGCCGCCTTGATGGTGACAACCGCATCGACTGGCGCGCGATCGATCATTGACTTCGCAAAATCTCGCTGCGATGGTCCGCGTAGGATTACAGTTTGGGCCATGTCCCTTAGCCTTTCCGCCGCCAGCCCCATTCGCGAAGCTGGCGGCTTCTCCGTTACGGGATGAAATTATCGACGTAGGAGTTTCCCTTGACCGATGGCCGGTCGCCTGGAAACACATCGTCATCCGGCGCACCGTTCAGAACGATATCGCGGCGCTTGTTGATTTCTTCCTTGGCTAGTTCGCGCCACGATGCCGGCCACTTGTCGCGCTCGGCTATCGTGGACCATCCCATCGCCAGCTTGCCCAGCGCGGGCACGGTTTGGCATTCGAGCAATTCGCGCTGGAATGCGTCCCAATTGTCGGGGCCCTTGTCGTTCTTTAGAGCATAAGACGTTGCCATGCCGGTGTTTGGATTGATGCCGGTTTGGCGCCTGGCCTTCGGCTCATCAACCTTGTGGACCTCATCCTGGTCCAGTTCGGGGTCGTCACCTGTCTCCAGCCCCAACGCCTTGAGGAGCGCATATTTGACGGCGTAGCTCTCGGCCTTGCCCGGACCCTTATCCTGGTCGTCAATGCCGTAGCCGACCGAATGCACATCCATGAAGTCGGCCGCGTCATCTACCGACACAAAGCGCACGACCATGTGCATCTGCGTCCGGTTGCCGACCTGCTCAGACGTGATAGAAATCGGGTAGTAGACGACGCCATGCTTGACCAGCAAAGGACGCGTTTTGGCGGTCACGGCATCATGGCTGACGATGCTGTAACGCATCCCCTGCTTCTTCTCTTTCTGGATATAATCCACCTCTTGCTGCACGGCGTTGATGCGCTGCAGGAGTGTTAGCTTCTCGCTCACTGGTGCTTCCTCTCGTGCTCTGAATTGATGATCTGGAACATCAGCCGCCGCGCTTCATCGAAGCTGTAGGCGCGAACCAAATCGCGGAAGGCCATGCGAGCCTGGTAGTCGTAGAAGCCCGGCATGTCCTGCGCTTCGAACAGCGCTTCCGCAGCCCTTAGATCATCGGCTATGTGGTCTGGATGGGTCATGGCGTTTCAATCTCCGTATCGAAGTCTTCGACGGATGCCGAAATGCCGAACTCACCAATCGGGCCGTAACCCTCGATGAATTCTCTCGGATTATACGGAGATGCCTCGTAGATACCCCTGGCAACAAGTTGCCCGATATGTTCAGCGTGGTCGTCGATGCTTTGGAACTGGTAAAAGCTTTCTCGAAATTCGCGCATGAATTCATCGTCAAACTTGCTCTCGTCAAGCTTCACCCGGACCAATTGTGTAACCCTAACCAGATATTCAGCCATCACGCGGCCCTCCTCGTCTCTTCCGGCTCACCCGCTATATCGGCGAGAATGGCGTTGGCTTCGGTGTCGGGAATGTCAGCCAGGCGAAGGACGCAGTACCAGCGGTCGATCTTGGCCAGCGCCTCCGTCTGAGAGCGGTAATCGTCCATCAGCCGCAGCTCGGAGAAGTCGAGAATGTTCATCAAAAATCCTCCTCCGGCTCGTCCGGACTGCATTCGGAAAGATCGAGTTCGTCGGGATCAGAGCCGCGTAGGAGCAAATCCTTGGTGAGTTCGCCGACGCGGAAATACCTGGGCGCATCAACACCCACCGCTACGATGAACTCCGGCCCGAGAATCCCGCCGTATCGCTTGGTGAGGACGCGGACATGCGGGACCAGCGGGAAGGCTGCGGGCCTAAGCGGAGTGCGGAATTTCGGCTGAGCGGTCATGGCTGGGCCTCGCCGATTGCGCGGGCCGCATCGGCAGCGCGCCACTGCTCAAGTTCCTGCTCTGCTTCGCGCAGCAGCCGTCGCGCCTCCGGAAGGTCGCGGTGCTCCATCGCGTAGTATTTCTTGACCAGCAGTTCCAACTGCGCTTCGAGATCAGCAATGCGCGCGTCGGTGATAATGTCGCGGTGAGCCTCGACGATCTTGCGACGCAGCTCGACCGGTGTGGATTCGTGAAGCCGCGACGAGTGGTTGAACCACGGCTGGAAGTCGCGCCCATCGTAATAGGCCTCTGGCCTCAACGCGAGCTTACGGCGCGCCTCGCTCTCGTTGCCGGCCAGGATAGCCTCGATGCAAGCCGACGCTGTTGACGAAACATGATCCGCAAGCCATTGAGCCATGTCCTCCTTGATGTCGTAGAACACGACTTCGCTGATCTCGTCGGCGATCTGGCGAGCCTGCTTCTCAAGCTTCTTCATGTCAGCATCGGCCATCACGACATCCAGCGCCTCACGGATGCTGTCGCGGGTGTCTCGAATGATATCGGTTGTCGCGGTAGCTTCGGTCATCGTGTCGTGTCCCTCACCGTGCGGTGCTGTTAGGATGTTGCTTTGGCGCGGGCAGCGAGCATGGCGTCGGCCATTTCGTAAGCGGTCCGCGCATAACTGGCTTGGACTGATGGGTCGATGTGGAAATTACCGGTAATGACTTGCCCTGCGAACCAGTCGCGAAGGCTCATTCCAGGGTATCCGCCGTGAACATGGTCGCCATGGCCGAATGCTGGGCCGCCGTCGTTCTGGTCGGTCTGCGTCACTGTCCGTCTCCCGCATGCGGTGGTTGTTGAGTGGGGTGGAGGGCGTCAGGCGGAAGGCTTGCCGAGCGCTTCGTGCATCACATCAACCGGCTTGCCGACGAAGTATTCGGAGCCGTCCAGTTCGCCCGTCGCAACGAAGCGGCATGCCGCAGCGATGGTCGGCGAGTGGTAGGCAAGCATCGTCTTGCCCGGTGCCTCGCCCTTCTGCGCTGCAGTCCAGAAGCCACGAATGGCGCGGTATGCTCGTTCAAGTTCGGTTTCGGCGTTCATCCTGCTCTCCTGCTTGATGCGTGGTCTGTTGAGGGGTTAGGCGGATGGTTGTTGCTCGCGGGCAGATGCCCCGCAGATGTCGCATTGTTCGCCTGCTTCCAGGCTATCTACGCACTGACGCGCCGCGCTTGGTTGGGCCGCTTTGGCGATCTGCTTACCCTTGAACCAATGATCCAGAACAAGGCTCAGCGCTGCGTCGGCATGCGTCCTTCCCACTAAGAGGCTGTCAGCTGTCGGGACCAGATTGCTCTCCTGATCTCTCTGCCAATGCTTAATCCAGCCCCTAATAGCCAGAAGATGTCTGCCTACCTCTTTCGCCGTTGCGCTGTTCATTTCCAGGCTCCTGACTGTAACTGCGGAGTGTCAGACCGGCGCGAAAACCAATCAGTTTCATCGGGACCGACGATGCTGTAGGAGTTTTGGCAAAGCCACTTCATCAGAAGATCGGCCAAGCCATTGGCCCGTGCCTTGAGTTCTTCTTTCGTGGACGGAAAGCGCGCGTAGTTAATTAAACCAACGCGAACCCCTGCTTCCTCGCCGCCCGTATAAATGTAGGTCACAGGCTCGATAGTGACGCACAGACCGCAACCGAAACAGTATTCGCGGCAAGCCTGCTTCGCCTGTTCAATGTCTCCAGCGATGAAGATGTCGTAACGGATTGTTGGACAAGTGATCATGCTGCCCTCGCCATGCAGTCGCTGCACATCGGGAAGAAGTCGCCCTGTGCTGGGTCGCGTGGCTTGGGGAACGGAACACCCCAGCCAAAGCCGTGCTTTTCGATAACGAGCCGCTCCAGTTCGGAAAGCCACTTGCCCCATGTCGGATAGATCGTGGCGGCTTCAACGCGTTCCTCGGCAGTCTGCATCGTGCCGCACATGCATTCGCCAGAGCGGCAGAGCGCCTTTGCAACTGGGTTGATCGGCGTGCCGCGCGACTCTAGGTATTCGTCCCTGTCGTCCTGCGACCAGTTGTGGATAATGTTCACCCATAGATTGCCGGGCGCAGCCGGATCGGCCCGCGTTACCTGGAGGCGCTTCTTGCGGTTTTCGCTCTCGTCCTTGCGGGCACCGTTCAGGAGCAAGATGCGGATGCCGCGCTGGCGCCGGCGGATCGCCGCCGAAATGGCCTTGCGGAACGGCGTTGCTTTGAGAACGCGGTAGGCGAAACCGTGGGCATCGCCGCCCTTGCCGAAGAAGCCCTTGCGCAGCACATAGTCTTCGTAAGCCGTGCCAGCATCGGCCTCGATATATTCGCCAAGTTTTCCGTAGGTCTCACGAACGAACTCGGTGGTTTCCGGTATCCCGCAGCGAGTGTTGCCGTGGATGACCATGTCGATCTTGATGCCGAGTTCGCGGGCGATCTGGTCACTGGCCGCGCTGTCCTTGCCACCCGAAACCATCGAGACGATGTGGGTCGGGCTGAAGTCGGCAATGGCCTGCTTCACTATCGCAGCGCTGTCATCAATCTTCACCGTGGCTCTCCTGCTTGATGCGTGGTCTGTTGAGGGGTTCAGGCGGCGGCTAGAGTTGATGTCTGAGCCCGGCGTGAGTGAGGGGGCTATTGGGCTGCGGATCGCCGTGATAAAAGATCGCCACGAGTGATGGTTCGCGGGCCTTTTGCTCATGAGCCGTTGCCATCGCGTCGGCATAACCTTCGCGCCAATGCGCCTTGGCTAAATCGGTAAGAAATGGGCAAGGAGAGCCCACGCCAGAACGGGCATCGATAAGCCCTGCAGCAAAGCCGCTTTCATACCAGCCAGTCGCGGTCTTCTCGGACATCTCGATCTCCTTCTTTGAGGTCTGTTGAGGGGTTAGGAGAGAGCAGAGGCAGCGTTCTGCGCCGCGTAGAAATCAGGGAAGCTTCCGACGATATCCAGCCTGTCGCGCCTTCCGACACGGACGCAGTAACCGTAGTCGTATGAGCCGCTCTCGTTCAGCTTGACGAAGGTACACGGCTTAGATGTCTGCTGGGTGGTGGCGTTCATGTCTCTCTCTCCTTCTTTCTTCCCATCGGCTTGGCGATGCGTGGTGGGGTGTTACGGAAGCCAGGCATCGAGCCGGCCGGCGCCGATGATGAGCGCGCACAGAACGGCGCAGGTCCAACGTGGATGTGCGGCTAGCCAGATCGTGGCTATGTCGATGGGGTTGCTCATTGCAGTCTCTCCTGTGCTGACCAGATCGGCCTTGGCTTCTTCGTGGTGGCGTTACGCTGCGAGGGCGACTTCCCAGAAGTGCACGACGACAACTTCATCGAATTTGGGATGGATGCTGGCCGCACATACGCCGTCACGGCTGACCCAGTTGCCGTTCCTGATTTGACGCCAGCCATTCTCGGTAAGGTGGGTGGCTGCGGCGGCTCGGGTGGCGAAGTGGATGTACATGTCCGTCTCCTGTTGTTGAGACGAATATGAACGGTAATTTTACCGCCGTCAAGCATTATCGGTAAAAAAACCGCCAAAGATATTGCAATGAACGGCGAGCCGTGCGAATCTCAGATCGTCGCGGATGCGCTGGCCGTCATGGCTCGCCTGGCAAGATTCGCGGTGTGCGGGGTCGAGAGTCCTAGCGGCACGCCAGGGAATTGAGGACTTCCCCATCCGTAAGGCGGGAGGCAGCTCTACAGAGGCTCGTCCGAGTTTCAGAGCGCCATAAGACCCCCGGCTTCCATTGGCCTGACTGGTCAATGGGGGTTTGGGGGTCTTATGGCAGATACGAGGTCTGAACCGGTTTCAAAGCCAGAGAGTTGAGGCTTTGAAGAGACTACTCCTGAAGGTACTTGTCAGGATCATCACTGAGCAGACACCGCAAGCCCGCGTTGCCTCACGGCGTTTTCCCGCTGATAATTGCAGCCACATCGGCAAGAAGCTTCAAGGCGGCGTCGCGGCCGGAATCATCGATTGAGAACGATCGCTCAAGCCTGGAGGTCACTTCGGCGTTGAGGCTTCGTTCATTTTCGACGGCAGCCAGCTTGATCCGCTTCAGGAGTGAAGGCGTGAGCCGGATATGGATTGTGAGGCGATCTTGCGCGGGCATCGATGTGACTTATGGCGCAAAGGTTTACAACCCGAAATCGCTCCACTCTGTGCTATAAATGTCCCACTCGGTGCTATGAGTTATCCACAGGCCATGAAGGGCATTGTTACGGTTTGATATAATCCGTTAATAAGAAACAAAGCTGGTAGGACCACGAATGAGGGCGCGACCCGCAAATATCAGTGTGAAGGCAACAACACAGGTCAACCATAGCGGATGTCGCTTCGAGGGCGGGACATGATCCAGTACGTGCCGCGATACAAGACGCGGAATGAAGAGATAATAGCAGCACTTCGCAAGACGGCCGGAGCCAGTGTCCAGGTCAACCCCGAAACCGAAATCAAGAGGAAGGCGGCAGAACTTGCTATCGCGATGGCACTTCTTCACGGCGGCGACTGGCGCGTCCAGATCGATCACCAGGAGGGGTTTCTGGTGGTTGCTCGTCGGGGGCAGTCAAAAACCCCTTAACCATCCCTACCGCTTTACCTAGATCGCTTGCGTCAACGCCGAAGGCCAGAAGCGCGGCTCTTAGCTGAGCCTCCGGCGACGTGGCGCCATCGACATCACGGGCGAGGACGACCCCTAGCGCTTTCTCGATCTGGTTGAGCTTGATGGTGGTGGCGCTTGCCTTAGTCGTGCCGTTCTTCTCGTCGGCCTCCACAGCTCGTTGCCAATTCCGGATCGTGTCCTTCGACTCGGTGGCCTGAGCGGAAATTTCGGCCGCAGTCACGCCCATCTCGGCGAGCCGAGTTTCTATGCGTTTCACTACTTTGGCCAGGTCAATCATCGCGGTGAAATTACCGCCGCATGGATTTTACAGCGAGCGGTAAGAAAACCGTTGACGGCAGCGGTAAAATAACCGATAACAGATGCGCCATGACAGAAATCGCGCATCTCCTAAGCCTCGCCGACGCATTCATTGCGGCAACTTCCATCAAGGAAGTGACGCTCAGCCACCGCGTCTTCGGTGACAGCAAGAAGCTGGCGGCCATCCGCAAGGGAGCCGACATCACCCTTGGTCGTTTCAATGCTGCCCTGGAGTGGTTCTCGCTCAACTGGCCGGCTGATGCAGAATGGCCTAGCGAGGTTGCACGTCCTGCGGAGCAGGCAGCATGAGCGAGGGAACCAATTGGCTTGGACGCGCGCGTCCAGTGAACGATACGCCGGCAGCTTTCGATTATTGGTGCACCGGCACCTCGATGAAGGATCTGGTGGCGCGGTACGCCCCAGGCACATCTCTCGCCAAGTTTAGCAAGATCGCCGGTCCGGCAGTTATCGAACTTAAATGCGAAGATTGCGGCGCACTTCACATTGCCACGTCCCGAGCTAAAGCCAACGACACGATTGGATGGGACGCGGAAGGGCGGCGCCGCAAGCAGGAAGACAGATTTTACCGTTGCTCCGGGTGTGATAGCGCATACCGGGCTAAGAAGCTTCGCGATGACTGGCGCAAATCGGAAGAAAGGCAGCAGCGCGCAGAAGAACTCCGCTGGATGCCATACAGGGACTACCTCGGCACCGATGAATGGTCCGAGCGCCGCAAGAGAGTAATTCGCAGGGCCGGCTTTAGGTGCCAGGTATGCGCCTCTGGTAGCCGTTTGCATGTGCATCACCGGACGTATGCGCGTCGTGGTGTTGAGCGCATTGAGGACATGATTGCTCTGTGCGCTGACTGCCACGAGCTTTTCCATCGGCATGGCAAGCTGGCCGAGAGCGGGAGGGCAGCATGATCGTCCTCAGACATACGTCTACCCATCCCGTTTCCCATTCGCTGCGGTCATCGCCCCTCGGGGCCGCGCGAAAGGCCGGCGCTAATCTTCCTCCCCCGTTAGTGCCGGCCACCCCCATTACAGGTGTCGCATGAGCGACATAATCGAACGCGTCGCGAAGGCTATTGATGAGCGCGATAGCATATTCATTATCCCCTACGGCATTCGGCCTTCCGATCTCCGGCTTCTCGCGCGCGCTGCCATAGAGGCATTGCGTGATCCTGGTGGAGCGGAAATGGCGCCCGGTCCTGTCGCATACACGGCGATTGCCGGCTCATGCCGTCCAGTTGCATTCCGAGCTGGCTGGAACGCCGTCATCTCCGCCGCTCTCCAACCCGCTACCGACACGGGAGAGGCGAAATGAGCTGGACCGCTTGGGCATTCGCTTACCTCTACGTCATCGGGGCCTTGAACGGCATTCTGACTATCGGCCTTGACAAGGAATGCTACGGCACCTGGGCACCGCTCAACCGTATCCTGCTTGCGACGATATTCTGGCCCGTTCTGATGCCTGCGCTTTTCGCCATCGGGCGGGGATGGCGGCGGCAATGAATTCACAATCCTCCAGGGCGTGTAGAAGCGCGATCTGTAGAACCAGCAGCGGATCCTGGAGCGTCAGGGCGCGCGCAACTGCTGGCCGTCGATTTCCTCTGAATGCAAGTCGCGCGCCCGCCTCCCGTTTCGCTGCCATCCTCCCAAGCATGGACGGCGATAGTTGGGGACGAACCGTCGAGCGCGGCGGACCTTCTCATGCGCTCCAGTTCGTCCCCATTTTCAGCACGCGCAGGGGACATCTGCGGCTGCTGATGAGAATTTTTGCCGGCCCCAGCTTCACCGCCGGCAAGTGTTTTGCGTTTCTGTACCCGCTGCTCAAGCACTGCCAGGAGCCTCGCAGCGGCGTCTTCCATGGATTCGGCCTCGCGCCAGTTCATGTCCTTTCGTCGATCGCCTCCTGCCATGGCCCAACCATGCAGCAGAAGGACGCCCAAAATCATGAGCAAGTCACCCGCAAACACGGATAACCAGAAAATGTCAGACATATCGATGGCACGAGGTTATGTCGCCGACATCGGCGGGAAGGGTAGCGTCAAGACTATCCTGGCGCGCGCATACAACGCGCTCGCCGATGCATTCCCTCACAATAACGACCCGGAAAACCGGTGGACTGAAAGGCGCGTCAAATCCTTTTGGTGGCAGGAGGCTGCGACAGTTCAATTCCGAGAAATGTTGGAGTTGCACCGCACGGCAGAGAAGGCAAAACAAGAGCGTGAGCTACTCCAGATAGCGAGGAAAGAGCATGCCGCATTCATCGAGAAAACCGCCTCTATTCGTGCGCTTCTTGAGCGTTCGGACCCGGATTTCCATTGCGCTCAGATTGAGGGGCTGGGGGCAGGGCTTGGCGGAATGGATTTGCCCAGAAATCGTGGAGAATGACGATGAACAATGACCTGAAAGAGATGGAAATTACGACCGAAGAGTGGCGCGAATATCGCTACAGCAACGGCGATGTTTACCGCATCGAGAATCCAACACACCTCTGGTTAAAGTCTGACGAACGCGGAGATAGCCACCGCATCCTCGATGCCGATGGGTCAACGCACTATCCTAGACGTGGATGGGTGGCGATAGTTTGGTCTGCGCCAGCTGAGCCAGTGTCGTTCTGATGTGCCCGACTGGTATCTCACCAAGGACGGAGACCGGTCGTGCCTGCGGCTCTTCCGAAGGCACTATTCGTGCCGGAACAGGCGGCCAAAGAACGGCCTTTTCGTCGGCCCCGGCGACAAGATTGTCCTCCGCACCAATGCCGGAGATGCCGTCTTTGTTTGGCGATTTGCTGAATACAGGGCGGACGATCAAGAGGGCGTCGAATGCACCCTCTTCCGTAACGAGAGTTCGCTGCTCTCGTCGGAGCTTGTCCGACAGGCTGACAAAATCGCTGATCATTGCTGGCCTGGTCGCCGGCACTACACCTTCGTTGATCAGGAGGCAGTGCGGAGCCGCAATCCAGGATTTTGCTTCATTGCCGCTGGATGGCGGAAATGCGGATTCACCAAACGCGACCTCTTAATTTTGGAGCGCCTGCCATGAACGCCCTTCAAGACCACCGCAAGCGCATCAACGCCTTGGATGGAACATACGTTCTCGATGAGCGAACCGGCTTCTACGAGCCCGAACAGCCAGAAACCCAAGATCCAACCTGGGTATACCCATTCATTCCCGCGGTGGTCGCCCTGTTGGGTTGGGGCGTGTGGAAGATGTTTGCATGACTGAATACGACCCCCAAGCCGACGCCGTTAAATCCTACTACGCCGCAATCGAGGCGATGCGGTTGCGGGGCGAGGCTGTTTCCAAGCTCTACTGCAGCGCATGTGACCGCTACGAGCGCGATCCGATGTTCTTAGACGTGGAGACATGCAGCGTCTGCGGAGAGCTTGTCGAGGGCTGCGACGATGATTAGGCGCGAAGTCCAGATAGGCGATTGCCGGCTCATTCTTGGCGACTGTCTCGAAGTGCTGCCGACGCTCGGCCGTGTCGATGCGGTATTGACAGACCCACCTTATGGCATAGGCGAGGATGGCGGCGATAAGAACCGACGCCGAGGCTACAAGCCGCTCGTGGTTCACGAAAAGAAAGAATGGGACAAAGAGCGCCCGCCAAGAGGGCATTTCGACCTTATCAGATCCGTCTCTTCCGAGCAAATAGTGTGGGGAGGTAATTACTTCGCTGACTATCTCCCGCCGTCTATGGGTTGGCTTTATTGGGACAAGCTCATGGGCGGAGATTTCTCTGACGGTGAGCTTGCTTGGACATCGAAACGGCAAGCAGTTCGAGACTTTTCGAAGTCGCCGTTTGCGGGCTTGAAAGGCGGCCACCTTAGGCAACACCCGACACAAAAGCCGGTTGAGTTAATGTCTTGGTGTCTTGGCTTCTTGCCCAATGCGAGGACCATCCTCGATCCCTTCATGGGCAGTGGCACAACTGGTGTTGCTTGCGTCAAACTTGGCCGCAAGTTCATCGGCATCGAGATAGACGAAGGCTATTTCGACATCGCCGTAGAGCGCATCCGCAAGGCGTACGCCCAGCCCGACATGTTCATTAAGCGCCCGCCAGAGCCAAAGCAAGAGGCGCTTCTGTGAAGAACGGAGAGCACCAAATCCAAGTGTCGATTATCGCATACCTAGATCGAGTGCTGCCGCGAACCATCCGTGCTGTTGGCGTCTCGAATAACCCGCGCTCGGCCGTCACAGGAGCGCTGGAGAAGGCAAGGGGCATGCGCAAGGGCTTCCCGGACATTCTCCTCACGGGAGCATTCCACGGGCTTCTGGAGGTCAAGCAGGAAGGGTCATACCTCCGGCCGGAGCAGAAAGAGTGGCGCGACTTCCTCGCCGCTCAACAAGTGCCGATAGCAGTTGTGCGTTCAATAGACGATGTGCGCGAAACGCTCTCGGCATGGGGCGTCAATCTAAGGGAAGCAGCATGAGCCTAGAAACCAAACACGCCATTCTAGACGCACTGCTGGCGGTGCTGGACGCGGAGAGAGCCGAGGCGGTGATCGAGCATCGGCGCATTACCATCAAGAAGCCGCTCACCGTTTATGGAGCCCAACGTCTCGCCAGCAAGCTCGCCGCATGGGGTAATGCCAACGAAGCAGCCGACATCATGATCGATCGATGCTGGCAGGGCTTTGAACCGGACTGGGTGAAAGACCGTCGTCGCCCGCAAACCGGGAATGCCATGATTGATTCGCTCCTGAGGCATTAAATGAACTCGCTCGCCACCATCGAAGGCAACGCACTCGAAAGCAAAGCGCTCGTCCCGCAAAAGCCGGATGAGGCGAGGGCGCCGCTCGCAGTCTTGTTCGCTGCCTATCCTGAACCTTGGTCAGACCGAAACGCATCGCACGCGCAAAAGCTCATCGACGCCAAGGTATCGGCCTATCTCCTGGCGCTTCAAGGCCTGCCGGCATGGGCGATTGAATCTGCCGTCAAGGATTTCGTTCAGGGCCGCGTTGATCGGCGGCGCCGCGACAGGTTGCCCACAGCCGAGGAAGTCGCAGCCCTCTCCCGTGAATATGTGGACAGGGAAGCAATCCGCCAACTGAACGAACGCCAGCGCCGCGAGCAGATCGCGGAATCTCAGGCGTGGGAAGCGAAACAAAAATGGCTTCAATCGCCCGAAGGCCAAGAACATCAACGGCAACGGGCCGAGCGAGCCGCGCTGATCATGCGCACGGTAGGGAGGGCTGTGGAATGATGCTTGTTGCCTATGCTGGCAGGGAACCCTTCCAAAGCGGTGATCGCGGCTCTGAGAAGCGCGACAGAGCATATCGCCTGTTTAGGCACGGCCGAGACACGCAAGAAATAGCCGACATCATGAACATCAGAGAGCGCACGGCGCTTCGATACATAAACGTCGCCCGCTCGGCCGAGCTTGGTTTGTCTAGTCCCTATGAGCGTAAGGAGTAACCGATGAGTCTCATAGCCTATCCGCCAGTCTTTGACGCGAAGCGCACGCCGCCACTCCGCAAGGCATTTGTCACAGCGAAGCAGGAAAGAATGCGCTCCGCAAGAACCATGTACACCAAGGAATTCATAAAGCAGGCTCTTGAAGCCAGACAGCGAGCCGATGAGGCAAAGATCCTTGCCGAGAAACAAGAGGCGCGCCGCCAAGGGCTACTGACTTTCAAGCGCCGCTTCATGCCCGAATGGGCTCGCCAGATAGTCGAGCGGGCATGTGAGAAGCACGGCATTTGTCCAAGCGAAATGGCGTGCGACAATCGAAAGCATCGCGTGGTGAAAGCCCGCAACGAGGCGATTTATTTGGTCAAGGCACGCAAGCCAATGCTGTCCAGTCCGCAGCTGGGCGGCTGGTTCGGGCGAGACCACACGTCAATTTTACACTCCCTCGCCAGTTATAGCGCAGCGACGGGAAGTCCGAAGCTTGTCGGTTATGACCTCGCCAATGCTCGGGAGCGGAACCGCATCAGGGCTGCAGCGGCGTATTGTCGATAGCCCATCCTCTAAGCGGCAACACGGGAACACCATGGCAGCACGCACCAAATCAGCAAAGCTCAAGGCAAAGCGCCAGAGGGCAACCCGATGACATGGTATGCAGCGCGCACTATGCCGGGAGCCCAGATGCCACAACGCGAGTATGTGGTTGAATCGACAACGCTTGGCGCTGACGGCAAGCCGAGAGGGAAGGGCTATCGCATTGTTCCTAGCCTCGATCCTAACGTTTCGGCTATCGAGCGGGCTTTGTCGAACGAAGGCTTTTCCTATTACATGCCCGTGGAGCGCCGCCTAGTCCGCGATCGCAAGAAAACCGACCTGTGGAAGCCGCGCCGCTTCGCCCTTCTCCTCGGCTATGTGTTCGTCAAGGATGTCGAGGATTGGGTTCGCCTCGAAGAAACGGCCGGTGTTGCCAATGTGGTTCGCAACCAAGGCAGGCCGATGGCAATCCCGGCTGCAGAAATCGAGATGCTGCGGGTGATGGAAGAGGAAGCCGAGGCCAAGCTTCAAAAGCTCATTGAGCAGAGAGAAGCCGCAGCTCGCCGCCTTCCGCGCAGGAAAGCCAGCGGCCTTTTCCCTCCCGGCAGCTTTGTTGATATCGTCAGCGGACCAGCAGAGGGCCGCATTGGCTTCGTGACGGGATCTGATAGGGACGGGCGCCTCAAGATGCTCGTCCAAAGCTTGGAAATGTCCATTCCGATGGATGCCGTGAAGATGGTTGCATAGGGGCTTGCCACAGAAATAGAAATGCCCTATGTTTTCTGCAGGTGATTTGGGCGACAGGGACACGTCACGGCTCATCAGCGGATTTTCACCATCCGCGCCAAATCCATATCTTTGCCAGAAATTAGGAACGTACCCCGGCCGCCTCTCAACGATGCGCACCGCTGGGGTCTCTTCGTTTGCCGGCCTCCCCCGCCGCGTTGAAACGCACCGGGCTTAGGGATAAGTGCAGGTCGCAAAGCGTCCGCCGCCGGCAAAGCCCATCAGTCCGAAGATTACAACAAACTGCGGACACCGAAATGGCTGAACCCCGCGCCATTACCGACCTGGCAGAGAAGGCAAGGCGCCTTCAACACCGCGCCCAATCCAGGGCAGCTCTCAACAATGCCATCGCATTAATGGCGCATGATTGGTCTCTTCCTGAGATCGTCGAGATGCTGCGCGAGTTCGCCAAGCAGATCGAGGAATTGGGGTGACGCGCTCAGCCGCGCGGAGACAAAGCCCTTCCAGCAGAGCATAAGGCCACATAGCCCAAACTCGGCAACCTCCCCTGAAAAGGACTGCCACCAATGTCCCCCGACAGTAAACAAGTGTCCTCTAGTGGCAAGAGAAGGCCGCCAGCGGCAGGCAAGGGCCGTCCTGCTGGCTCGCTCAACAAAACCACAGCGCTACTCAAGGACGCCATCCTCAAGGCCGCTACAGACGCGGGCGACGGCGACATGGCCGAATACCTGAAGCAGCAGGCCATCGCCAATCCTGGCCCGTTCATGGCGCTCCTGGGCAAGGTGCTGCCAATGCAGATTGCGGGAGATCCAGAAAACCCGCTGAAGACGATCACCAGGATTGAACTCGTCGCGCCTGATGACGACAGCAAAGATTGAGCTTCCCCCAAAGCTAATCCCGGTCTTCTCGGGACGAGCTGATGTCAGAGGGGCGTATGGCGGTCGAGGATCGGCTAAGACCCGCTCTTTCGCCAAGATGACTGCTGTCCGCGCCTATATGTGGAGCAAGGCAGGGCGAGAGGGGATTATCCTTTGCGCTCGCCAGTTCATGAACTCCTTGGACGATTCCTCGCTGGAGGAGATCAAGGCGGCAATCCAGTCAGAGGACTGGTTGCTGGAGCATTTCGATATCGGAGAGAAATACGTCCGAACCAAGGACGGGCGGATTTCATACAAATTCACCGGCCTCGATCGCAATGTCAACAGCGTCAAGTCCAAGGCCAGGATTCTCCTATGCTGGGTGGATGAAGGCGAGCCGGTCACGGAAGACGCCTGGGTCAAGCTGATCCCGACCCTTCGCGAAGAGGACAGCGAACTCTGGGTCACATGGAACCGGGAGCGCAAGAACAGCCCGACCAATCTCCGCTTCGGCGAGGTCAAAGACGACCCACTGATGAAAGTCGTGGAGATCAACTGGCGGGATAACCCGTGGTTCCCCGAGATTCTGGAGCGCAAGCGGCTCAAGGACAAGCGGGAACGTCCTGAGCAATATGACCATATCTGGGAAGGCGGGTTCGTTACCGCCGTTGCTGGTGCCTACTTCGCCAAGGACATCAACGAGGCAAAGCTAGGCAAGCGCATAACGCGAGTGCCATTCGATCCGCTCATGCGCGTTCGGATTTTTTGTGATCTGGGCGGGACAGGCGCCAAGGCTGATGCGTTCGCAATGTGGCCGGCGCAGTTCATCGACAAGGAAATCCGCACCAGGGATTACTACGAGGCGGTAGGCCAGCCGCTTTCGACGCATATCAATTGGCTTCGGTCTCATGGCTACGGCCCCGAGAAAGCCGATATCTGGCTCCCGCATGATGGCGAGACAAACGACCGCGTGACCGATATCTCGTTCGAAAGCGCCTTCACTGCCGCTGGCTATGACGTGACCGTGGTCCCGAACCAAGGCAAGGGCGCGGCGAAGATGCGCATAGAAGCCGCTAGGCGGCGCTTCTCAAGCGTCTGGTTCGATGAAGAAACGACAGAAGCCGGGCGTCTGGCTCTCGGCTGGTATCACGAAAAGATAGACGCAGAGCGCAACGTTGGACTTGGGCCAGAACATGACTGGTCAAGCCACGGTGCTGATGCCTTCGGACTAATGTGTGTCGCCTACGAGGCGCCAACGAAGAAGCAAGCTTACGCGGCTCCCGACAACAGATGGGTGGTTTAGATGAAAGTAGCCCATGGCTGAACGCGAGCGCTACGACGACGAGTCCCTGAAGGCGCTCATTGCCTCCGAGATTCAGTCGTCCGTCAGCTTCATGGAGACAGAGCTATCTGGCGATCGGTCGCGTGCGCTCGAATATTATCGCGGGGTGATGAATGATACGCCGGCCGCGCCGAACCGCTCGTCTGTCGTGTCGCGCGATGTCGCCGACACAATCGGCTGGATGCTGCCTGGCATCATTCGCGTATTCTCCGCCTCTGATCGCATGGCTGAATATGAGCCGGTCGGCAAGGGCGACGAGGAATTCGCCAGCCAGGCGACGGACTATTGCAACTACGTTTTCTGGAAGGACAACAACGGCTATCGTGTCCTATGGGATGCGACGCACGACAGCTTGCTTCTGGGCAACGGCATCGTCAAGCATTGGTGGGACGACAAGGAAGACTGCGAGTATTCCGAACTCACCGGCATGACGGCGGAGCAGATCGCCATTCTCCAGCAGGAGCGCGGCTTCGAGGTCACCGCCCAGGAGCCCGGCGAGCCGCAGATTGTCGCGATGCCTGATCCGCAGACGGGCCAGCCAGTCCAGCAGGAAATCCAAACCTTCAACATCAAGACCAAGCGCGTTACCCGCTCAGGTCGTTTGCGCATCAAGTGCATTGCCGGGGAGGACTTCCTTAAGGACAAGGACTCGATCGATCTGGAGGATGCCCGCTTCACGGCGCATCGGGATAGCGTCACGCGCTCCGATCTGGTCGAAATGGGCTTCTCTCAGGATGTGGTGGACGAACTGCCGTCCTATCGCCCCTCAGGGCTGCAGGAAGAGCGCATGGCGCGCGACCCGACCTACGATTTCAGCGCCGACACCACAGACCGCTCGATGCAGCTCATCGATTTGTATGAGTGCTACATCAAGGTCGATGTCGATGGCGACGGCATAGCCGAGACGGTCCGGGCCTATTATGCCGGCTCAGGCGGGGCAGGCGAATTGCTCGACTGGGAAGTCTGGGACGATGATTGCCCGTTCTCGGATATCCCCTGTGAGCCCGTTCCGCACCGCTGGGATGCAAGATCCATCGCAGATGAGACGATGGATACCCAGCGCGTCAAAACGGTGCTGACGCGTCAGTTCCTCGACAACCTCTATTGGGTGAACAACCCAATGAACCAGGCCGAGGAGGGCACGGTCGTCAATCCGGAGATGATGAACGCTCCGGTGTTTGGCGGCACGATCTGGCGCAAGAAAGGCTCGATCAGCACGGCGCCTATTGTTCAGTTGCCCATTCCCTTCATTGGCGACAAGGCCCTGATGGGTCTGGAGCACTTCGATCAGGTCACAGAAAAGCGTACAGGCGTTTCCCGCGCCTCCATGGCGCTTGATCCCGAGACGCTACAGAACCAGTCCGCAACGGCCAACCAGAACCAGAAGGATGCATCTTATTCCCAGGTGGAGTTGATCGCCCGCAACCAGGCCGAATTGGGCTGGAAGCGCGTGTTCAAGATGATCCTTCGCTTGCTGGTGAAGCATCAGGACCGGCCAAGGACAATCCGCATCCGCGATAAGTGGGTCGATATGGACCCGCGCTTTTGGAATGCCGGCATGGATGTGACGGTGAATACCGGCATGGGTACCGGCTCCCGCGATCGCGATATCATGATGCTCAACAACATCCTGATGACGCAGAACCAGATGGCTATGACCCTGGCTCAAGGCGGTTTTGCCGGCGAAGCGCTGGAAATGCTGCCCAAGATCATCAAGAGCGCAACGAAACTGGCTGAATCGTCGGGCATCAGGAACCCGGACGAATATTACATCCAGATCGATGACCAGAAGCTTGCGCAGATGCAGCAGCAGGCCACCCAGCCCAAGCCAGATCCGGCCCTGCAACTGGAGCAGGCCAAGGTTCAGGCGCAGATGCAGCTCGAACAGGCCAAGATGCAGATGTCCGCCCAGCTTGAGCAGGAAAAGGCTCAGGCTGCGGTGCAAAAAGAACAGGCGCAGATGCAGGCCGACCTTCAGGTGAAGATGGCCGAATTGCAGAAAAACACGGAAGCCGAGGGCCAGAAGCAGCAGCTTGAATACGCCAAGCTGGCCGAGGCATCGCGGCAGAAGGAATTGGACCGCCAGCATCAGATGACGATCGAGGTCATGAAGATCAACGCGCAGCAGCAGGCGCAGCGCGAATCCCTCGCCATGGCCGCCCATACGAATGAGCAGAACAACGCGGTCAAGGTGCAGACCTCGAAACAGAAGGTAAAGCCATGAGCAAGACGCGCTATTCCCGCAAGACGGCTGATGGCCAGGTCGCGGCCAAGAATGCCTTTCTCCATGCGGTATCGATCGCGCCGACGACGGCAACCCCGACCGCCGGTCTTCTGTCGATCTATGACAGCACGACGGAAGCTGGAACGGTGGTGTTTTCGGAGTGGATCTTCGCCACCACGCCCGGCCACACGATCATCCTGGATGTGTTCTGCGATACCGGCATCTATGTTGGCTATGACGCGACGCTGGCCAACGTTTCGGTGACTGTAAGCTTCAGTGGCGGTTGATCTAGACCCCAAGGAAGCCCGGCGCCTCCTTGACGACGCGACCCTATCCCTGGCCTTCGACAGGATCGAGTTTGATGCGCTGCGCGCGCTCGCTGAGGTCCAGGCAGACGACATAACAGCGGTCCTGCGCCTTCAGCAGAGGGTACAAGCGATCGAAGATATTCGCTCCGAGCTGCAATCGGCAGCCAATAGGACGAACACGGCGAACTCCACAGGAACCTTCGCCTAAACTCCCACGAGGAAAATCAGATATGCCAGCAAGCGACCTCCCCGTCGAGGGGACCGCCGAGGACAGCGCGTTGTCGTTCAATGACGGCGCGGACGCCATAGAAAACCTCCTAGACGACTCGGGTGAACCGAAGCCCGTCAAAAAGGTAGAGGCCAAGGAAGAGGCAGAGCAGCCGGAAGAGACCGATGAGGTCGAAGCGGATGACGATGCCGACGCTCCCGAAGACGAAGAAGCGACAGAAGAACCAGACGGCTCCGAACCCCTCAAGGGTGGCCGCTTTGCGCCTGATACGGCCAAGGTGACGCTCGAAGACGGGACCGTGATCACCGTAGCG